CACCCACAGTGTCTGCCGCAGGAAAATAGAAGCCGGTATTTAGGTCACCAGTATTAGTGATAGAAGGCGTTGCGGCAGCGCCGTCTTGAAATGCTGCCGTGCCCACCACATTTAGTGTGTCCTCAGACTGATCCCAGAAAAGTTTTTTGCCGCTGGTCGCCCCGAAGAAAACTACGTCATGCCCCGTGTCATTGATTCCTACGGTAACTGTGCCGTCTGCTTGAATGTTCTGTACGGCAATGGTGCCGAACTCGTAAACGACAGCCCCACTACCAAGACCATCAGCAAAAATCATTTTTGTTTGATTAGCCTTGATTGCGACATTGGCACCTGACCCTTGTGAAAATGTCAGGGTGTGGCTTGTCGCATTCTCCATGATCCACATTTTGGAGCTAGTGTTAGGAAGCAGAGTGACTGTGCAAGCCTGACCACCGCCGGTCAATTTGAGGTACATGCTGCGATCTGCATCAGAGGCACCATCTGCAATCGTTATGTTGTCAGTTGAGGCATTGGCGATGGCTCTCGTCCCGTAGCCCAATGCCTGACCAACCAACTCAAGGTTCGTGTTAGTAGTGTTCCCCCAAGTTCCTGATTGCTCCCCGGTGGCTATTTCCTGAAGGCGAAGATTGTTTACGTATGAACTAGGCATTTTATTTATTCCTATGCAGCAATAGCTGTCCAACCGGGGCTTTGGGAATCTGCCACAGACTGCCACCCAGGCGTCTGAGAATCGGTAATAGACTGCCACCCCGGCGTTTGGGCGTCGTCTACAAGCCCCCATATATTAACACTACCTACGGACGCAATTCCAGCGACAGATTCTAGCGTTATTAAAGAGCTAAACTTTACGGTTACCGTTCCCAAGCCTGACGTTGCTGCCACGCCAGAAACTGAAACTTGCTTAAATACGGCTGACTGGGCTGCGCCAACTCCAGAAGTGCCCTGGACTCCGGCTGCTGAGGCGCTAGCACCTCCAGAAACAAGCTGTAGTTGAGAAACACTTGCTGTAGCCGAGACAGAAGAGGCTGTTGCGACAGCGAAAGCCCCCGTGGCTACAGAACCAACACCAGATGTCGCGCCAACCCCTGTCGCCGCTGCGTCAATGTCCACAGCCACAGAAACAGAGGAAACAGAGCCAGAAGATCCAACGCCAGACAGGCTTGCTATTTTTGCTACTGAAATGGAAACAGATGCGACAGACCCAGTCGCAGATACCCCTGTTGCGGCAGCAGACTTGTCGATACTTGCAACAACAGAACCGATAGCGCCTGTAGCGGAAACGCCAGAAACAGCTTGAACAACACTTCCGGCTGTAGAGACCGCACCTATTCCGCCGGTCGCTGAAACCCCAGTTAGTTCAACAGGTAAAGACTCGCCCCAAGCGCCCGAACCCCAGGTAGACCTACCCCAACCTGTTACGCTCGCCATGGATTAACCCATTAAGCGATTCTAATAATCGCGCCGGTAGCATTCGCAGTTGGAAACTGAACGGTAAAGTCGCCAGACGTTGAGGATTTCACGCCGCCAAAGTCAATGGTAGCGACGGCTTTGTCGGCATTTGTGTCGTTGTAAATTAAGCAGCCACGCGCTGCGATAGTGACATTACTGAACGTAAGATTAATAAAGTCAGTAATTGCGGTTGTACCCGAAGACGCAGGAAAGCCCGTTGTTTTGACTAAGGCCGCCCCTCCGGCAGTGTAGTTTGTGCTGGTAACTTGCCCCGCAAGGCCAGTCGCATAAGCGGCAGTAGTCGCGCCCAGGGTGGCCGCTGTGGTGTAAAGAGCCAGCTTAAAAGCGTTGCCCCCGGTCGTAAAATTATGAACGCCCTCAAGAAGTTCCTTCTTAAAAGAGGTACACATCGCGGTTGCAATAGCCATTATAAGCTCCTAATCAGCATTACGGCCTCAGACATACCAGCCCTTTCAAGGGCTCTAACGATGTCTTCCCTCTCAGACCTTCTAGATAGAGTAATATAACCCAGAATAACTTGGAATAACTTTTTTTTGTAGGTTTCTGCCTGAGAACTGATCTCATCTGGCAAGTCATCTCCAACGTAAATGATCTTACGCACAGCCATTCCAGCCAACTCTTCAGGAGAGTGAGCCCTATGGCTAGTCGTAGCGACAGTCACATTGCCAACATCAGCGACAAACATTAACTAACAGCCTGTCTTAACGAGCCGTACCTATACTGATCTTGCCTATCAAGCCCTTCTGCCATGTTTTTAAGCCTACCCAGGGCCTCAATGTAGCGTTCGTTGTAAAGTTGAATGATCGGAGGCTCTCCCTTCATAAAGGTGTAAGCCTCGACAAGAGTGCTGTAAAGCAATGCAAGTGGGGCGTTTATGCTCAGCCACGTTGTCCCGCTATCGCCGCCAACCGTTAAGCTGTTTGGCCGATAAAAATAGTGCATCTCCGAAGCGTAATTGTCGTTTGGCGTAGGCCCAAGAACAAATGTCCCATCATCAAAAGATGCGTAGTATTTCGGCACTCCCGTGCTGCTATCAGTCGGATTGTAGTCAGCAATATAGGTCGGGTGCTTTTGCAAGAGAGGAACGTAACCAGCAATGTCGGTCCCTGTTATTGTGCTTGACCCGTTCTTCAGAGCCAGGGAGAAAACTGCCATGAAGTCCGTAGGTTTCGTTAAAAACTTGTTGTTGATGCTTACCTTGCCGGACACGTTCTTGCGAAAAACGTCAAACTGAACTTCTTTGAGAAGTCTCTCTTCAGCCATCAGAATAAACGTATTTAGACTGCTGACAAAGGTTGTCTCATCGTTCTCAGTGTAATTCTGAACTGCCGTTTTTAGCGTTGCTAACGTCCAAGACATTTACGCCTCCACAGTAACCGGGCCAGCAGAGGCTATTGACCCGCCGCCATTTTTAGATCCAACAGTCGCCGTTCCACCCGAAGCCGTGAATGAGTAGGTGTCAGCGGTAACAACCGTAATAGAATATCCTGAGCTATTCTGCAAAACAGCAGACGTAAAACCATCAAATGGCTCGCAATTCCTAAACACGACAGTGTCCCCAGTGCTCCGTCCGTTAGAAGCCTCTGTTACTGTAATTGAGCCGGAACCTGATGTTGAGCTAAGGAAGGGGTCGTTGTTAAGCAGAACCTCGACCGGCGGCTCAGTCCTATCGCTTCTTGCGTTTCTGATGGCCTCCGGGTCAGCAAAAAACCTGGGGGGAGTAAGTTGTGGGTGCTTAGAGTCGTACTCATCCCTGCCCACCACAAGGCCGTTCCATTCCTTACGAACGTCCCTCTTGTGGTAGCGAAACCCGCTACGATCACTCGTTACATACGAGTATTTACCCTTGGCATACGCCATCTTTTGACGGCTCCACTTCAACTACAGACCAGACCTTTGTCTCGGCATTATAGTCCATCTTGACCTTGTTTCCGTAATTATATAACGGCAGATCCCTATATCCGTAAAGTTTGTCTTCGTCAGACGAGCTAACGTCCAAAAAAGTGCTGGACGGAGACACCTGAATCTCAATACCGAAAGACCTTACTGCCATCCCACAGAGGAACTCACAACAAGCCCTCCCAGCCTCAGCCCCATGCCTGTCGTCTGGGTACGAGAAGTCAACGCCATAAAGCTCAATTTTCTTAACTTCGCTAGCAATTGCGTAGCCAATGGCATAAGCAGCCGTATTGTTGAAGTAGGGGACACCTATCTTCGCAACGACATCAACGATGGGATAGAGAGCAAGGCCCGGAGCCCGCTCATCCAAGGCCACCGTATAGATAGGACCGGGGTGACGAGGTAGCCAGTCCCTCATGCCGGGGGTCATGGGTCCAGCAAGGTCCGTATCGAAAAACCTTGCTACAGGGTCCATCATAAAGACACGGTCGTGCTGAATAACACCGGCCATGCTGTTAATGGCCCAGACCTCGTCTGCTACCTGTGTTTGTGAGCCTTTAAAAGCGCACTGTTTAATGAAGTCAGAGTTACTCGCTCCCATCGCAACAATAGCGACGGTCTTTCCCCTAAGAGAATCATCCATTTTTTATTAACTACGCCCAGCGTTGATGAACATTGACGGACGACCGCTATCCATTGCCATCGCCCTCACAAGCTCCTCTTCGTAAAGCGCCTTCAAAACCGTCATACGCTCAGGAGCCCGCTTAATTGACGTATAGTACGCTAATCCTGCTGCAAATGCAGGAAAAAACCTAAACGGCACACCCATGTCGTTCTGGGCTGCATCGGCGTCGTCCATTCGGACAAGCCTGTCGTAAATTAAGATATCCGTACTGTTCTGAGGCGTCTGCCAAAGTTTGATAACAGGGGTTATCTGCTTGTCGAGGAAGAACTGAGTTGGGCGACCCGTGGTGGTCTTGCTCGGTATCTGAAGGTACTCAGAGCGCCCAATTCGCTCAATTGTAATGTCGTTACCGCTTCTGCGAATAACAGCAGAAATAATATCAATCGTATTTTGGGTATCAACTAGACTGGGGGCCGCTGAAACAGCCGTTGTAGCCCCGCTTGTGCCCCCTGTGATCGTTTCCGATACGACAAAGGTGCCTGTGGGTACGGTTAGCTCCATGGTCGTTGAGGTGGGCTTTGTGAGGACGATAGCGGTAGCGCCGCTTGTCCCCCCCGTGATGGTCTCAGCAACGGTAAAGGCCCCGCTAGCAGTAACGGTGATCGTAATGGTCCCGGCAGGGATCTCTGAAATGCCGGTAGCCAGGGTCTGGCTGACCTGATCTACCGTCCAATTGTTAATACCCCGATTTGCCCAATCGGCTAACATATAGTTGATAGAGTTCCGGGCGGACTGAGAGTCCCAACCAGCCCGGATTTCTAATCCACACCGCTCATAAGCCTCCTCAACGAAATCAGAGACTGAT